CCGGCTTCTTTGTCCCTGTCCTTCCGCATTCCCAGCACCACCCAAACCAGCGCGGCCACAATGGGCGACTGAGACAACAAGTCCATTAGCATTTGCGTATCCATCTAACTCACCCTCCCTGCGCTGTGTATGTGTGGCTGCTGCCACGAGGTTGTGCGCTGTGACGCCATGGGATTGCTATATGATGCATTGGGTTGGGCACAAAAAAAATGCCTTAGAACGGCGCTGGGGTTCAATTGTCTCCGTAGCAGCTGGAAACCGGGGGTCCGTCAGCAATGCCCGCCGCAATCGTGTAGTTCATCCGGAGCCCCCGCAGGAGGATATCGGCGGACCCTCTACGGATGTCGTGGGCGTATTCGTTTCTGCCAACAGGCTTGAAGCCGACCCCAGACTTGGCACGTTGTCTATCTTGTTCAATATCCAAATGAGCGACTCGGTACCCACTGACGTATGCCCCGGAAAGCAGCGGAAAACTTCGGTCGCCCTGTCAATAAAGTTAGTTTGGGTGATGTTCGCATAGATCGCTAAGTAAGCAATCTCGCCATCAAAATACTGAGACACAGGCCCCGTTGCGCTATCGATAGTCCCAACTACGAAATAGGTGGAGGATGACAAGTCAAGGGTGTTTGAAATAGTGTCGAATTGCTCCGACTCCAGTACTCCGTCTAAGAAGCACAGTACGCCAGTTCCGTTGTTGAAAAAACAGGACAGGCTGTGCCACTCCCCATCGATAACCTCCGTCGTTCCACACATGTTCATGTTGGTCGATGTGTTGCGGGCATACACCCGGACGTTGCCACTCTCATCATCGACACTGGAACAAGCTCCCGAACTATCGTCAACCGAAACGAATATCCTTTGGTTGTTTGAGCCATTAATCCCCATGCTGAATATCATCCCGTTGGCACCTTCCGCGTTGGAAGTGCGGAACCAAACAGAGAACCCAATATCTTCGCCAGAGGCAAGCCCAAGATCATGCGTAGATGTCATGTACTCAGAGTTGTCATACTCAAAGTTGACGCTCCCTACCTGACCCAAAAGAGGCGTGGCTATCAACAGAGCAGCAACGAACAGAAACTTATTCACGGGGGATCTCCACGGTGAAGTCGATTAGATAGGCGTCACCAGCAAGGGTGTCCGAAGCGTGGTTTGCATCGCGGCAGAGTTCAAATTCTACTAGCTCAGACGCCGCCCATCCGGTATTGGAGAGCGTCTCAGTCCAAGTAGTGACGGTGATCTGATCGATAGTACCTTGTGTAGCATCGGCTGACGCAGCCTCAGTGGTCAGTGCCGCATCCCAATCCTCACCCTCGGCTCGGGGGAGGTGGCGGAAATACCACATAATGTTACCGGTGGTTGCGGTAGGAGAATACCAGCGTGACCGAAAGGTGATAGTACTACCGCTCTCCACATCAGACGGCACATGGAGAGTACCACTCGCGCATTCATCCGTAGAAGCGTCATATGCACGAACCAGAATGTCGATGTTGCTGCCTTCTTCCTTGAGTATGGGTGGTATTGCATCATCGGTGTCCAACGGCAGCAAGGCAGATGCCGTCCAATTGTACTCTTTGACCGCGTTGGTGTCCGCGGTTGCCTGAAACGTCGGAGCCGTGCCAGCACCGTTACTTGTTAGCACTTGACCACTAGTACCTGTAGTTACTGCCGCTGGATCTCCACTAGCGTCATAAGTAATTAGGTTACCGTCAGTACCACCCGCCATCTGAACTAGCCCAACGGCATTGTCCGAGATACCACCATCAGCATCCAAATCAGCACCGTTACCAAAATCACCGGACTCAGGAACGTCATCGTTCATGTCATCCACAACAAAATCCATATCGTCCGTGCCGTCTTGATATGTGATGCTAATACGTGTCTTTGTGCCTCCAGTAGCTACTAGAGGTCCAGCAAAATCATCCACTTCTTCCTCAGTCAAATTGGTGTCCGCAGTGTGACTTAGATCGCTAATATCTGCTTCACTTGGCTCATAACAACCCTCAACAGCGCCAGCCGCATCAACGCCTAGAGCAATCTCTCCTGCCGCACAGTTAGAACCATTAGCAGCCAGAGCCGCAGCCGTACCAGCAGCCACCCCAGACTGAGCAATCCAGTTGAAGTTGGCACCCGTGCTGTCGTACTCCAGCAAATCCCCGTCTGTAGGGGTGCCGCTGTCCTCATTTAGATCGGCTTCGACTATCAGCCCATCTGTGATGCCCGTAGCCGTGTGAGCTAGGTCGCTAATGTCCGCTTCGCTCGGCTCATAACAGCCTTCAACTGCTCCATCTGCATCAGTTCCCAAGGGTATTTCGCCAGCAGCACAATTAGCACCATTACCATGTGCTGTGACCTTAGCATCATTAGCCAACACCCGTGGAGCCAAGTGTTCCAATGCCCCATCTACCTCGGTAGGATCGGCCCCGGCCCATTCGTTCGTGTCGTCTACGGTGTAAGGCACCTCTGCTGCTACCTGATCGTCCGTGCCGGTGCCGTCGTGTGGCCCCGTAACTACCGCAGAGCCAATCTGTGTATTGAGTTCTGCTAGGCTGGTCAACTCACTTTCAAGAATGGAGTCGGCATGATGCGCTGTGGCCACGGAATCGGGCGAGAACTTGTGAGTGCCCACCCCGTCGTCACCCACCTCAATCACTTCCTCCGTGGTGTCATAGTCGATATCGCCATCGGCGGTCTGGTCAGCCGCCTCGAGGTCAAGAACGATTGGGGTGTCCGAGATAGACCCTGCCACCACAGAGATGGCATCTGGCACCTCGCTGTCATCGTCGGGTTGGTCGTCATTCATATCGTCCACAACGAAGTCCATGTCGTCCGTGCCATCCTGGTAGGTGATGCTAATGCGCGTCTTCGTACCGCCAGTAGCCACCAGTGGGCCAGCGAAATCGTCTACTTCTTCTTCGGTCAAATTGGTGTCTGCCGTGTGGCTCAAGTCCGAGATGTCGGCTTCTGACGGTTCATAGCAGCCCTCAACTGCCCCAGCGGCATCAACGCCCAATGCAATCTCTCCAGCCGCACAGTTGCCACCGTTGGCAGCTAGTGCCGCCGCCGTTCCGGCAGCAATGCCCGACTGTGCCAGCCAGTTGAAGTTGGCTCCGGTACTGTCATAGGTCAGAACATCAGCATCAGTGGGGGTACCGCTGTCTTCGTTCAGGTCAGCTTCGACAATCAGCCCATCTGTCACCGCCGTAGCCGTGTGGGCCAGATCGCTGATGTCGGCCTCGGATGGCTCGTAGCAGCCCTCAACTGCCCCATCGGCGCCCACGCCCAGCGGTATCTCACCCGCCGCACAGTTTGCGCCGTTGCCGTGCGCTGTTACCTTGGCGTCGTTCGCCAATACGCGGGGAGCCAGATGTTCCAACGCGCCGTCCACTTCCGTTGGGTCGGCGCCCGCCCATTCGTTCGTGTCATCAACGGTATAGGGAACTTCTGCGGCTACTTGGTCATCCGTGCCGGTACCGTCATGCGGCCCCGTTACTACCGCAGAGGTGATCTGTGTATTGAGCTCGGCCAGGCTGGTCAGCTCAGATTCGAGGATGGAATCGGCATGATGAGCCGTGGCCACCGAGTCAGGTGAAAACTTGTGTGTTGCTACGCCGTCATCGCCCACCTCTATAACTTCTTCGGTGGTGTCATAGTCAATGTCTCCGTCTGCCGTTTGGTCAGCCGCCTCGATGTCAAGAACAATTGGCGTGTCCGAAACAGACCCCGCCACCACAGAGATGGCATCTGGCACCTCGCTGTCATTGTCAGGCTGGTCATCGTCTGCTGTACAACCCTCTACTGCACCGGCTGCATCCACACCGAGCGGATAGTTGCCGACCCCACAGTTGCCGCCGTTGGCACTCAGCGCATCCGCCGTATCTGCGCCCGGCCAGTTGTTGCTCAGCGTTACCAGGATCTTGTCAGCGCTCGGCTCGGTAAAGACCGAGTTGGTATCGCCGCTCGTGGCAATCTCATTCACGTCTACGCTGTCGTCGCCGCCATCATCCCCAATATCGAAGGTGATAGCTGACCCGCCCGCGCCCGTTGCGTCTGCTCCACAGTCCAGTCCACCCGTGGCATTGGCCTTGAGGATCTGCCCGTCCGTACAGGCCGTGCCCATGGCTTCGCCCAGCAGTTCGTCTGCGCCGTTCTCCGCATGCTCCGTGACGTGTGTATCCTCTTCCAGTGTGGCGTCGGCAATCTGAATATTGAGTTCGACCAGCGTGTTGAGTTCCAACTCCTCGAGCACATCAGTACAGGAACCATCACCCTCGTAGAATTGCCCACCCGCACACTCAGTACTGGCGTTGGTGTTGGTGTCTACCGTTGCCGCGTGATGAATGCTGGCATTGCCCTCATGGGTATCGAACTCGCTCTGCGTCACCTCCGCCACATAGTCGATTGTGCCGTCCGCGTCCTGGTAGGTCACGGCAATGCCCGTCTCCGTGTTCCCCGTCACCATCGCGCCAGCCTTGTCCTGCACCTGCTCATCGGAGAGTTGCGTGTCAGTGTCTACCGTGTGGCTCAGGTCCGAGATGTCAGATTCTGACGGTTCATAACACCCCTCAACTGCCCCAGCGGCATCAACGCCCAATGCAATCTCTCCAGCCGCACAGTTGCCACCATTGGCAGCCAGTGCCGCTGCCGTTCCAGCAGCCACTCCGCTCTGGGCAATCCAGTTGAAGTTGGCTCCGGTCGAGTCATACGTCAGCACGTCTGCGTCTGTCGGGGTGCCGCTGTCCTCATCCAGATCGACTTCGACAATCAGCCCATCCTGAATGCCCGTGGCCGCATGGGCCAGATCGCTGATGTCGGCCTCGGATGGCTCGTAGCAGCCCTGCGCGGCGCCGTCCGCGTCCGTCCCTAGCGGGATCTCACCGGCGGCACAGTTGGCGCCATCGCCGTGGGCCGTCACCTTGGCATCATTTGCCAGCACCCGCGGGGCCAGATGTTCCAATGCTCCATCCACCTCAGTCGGATCACCTCCCGCCCATTCGTTTGTGTCATCGACGGTGTACGGCACTTCTGCCGCTACCTGGTCATCTGTGCCCGTGCCGTCTGGGGCGTGATGGATGTTGGCATTTCCCTCGTGGGTATCGAACTCGCTCTGTGTCACCTCTGCCACATAGTCGATTGTGCCGTCGCCATCCTGGTACGTCACCGTAATGCCCGTCTCGGTATTGCCCGTGGCCATCGCGCCGGCCTTGTCCTGTACTTCTTCATCGGTCAGGTTGGTATCGACCGTGTGGCTCAGGTCGCTGATGTCCGCTTCGCTTGGCTCAAAACAACCCTGCACCGCCCCGCTGGCATCCACGCCCAGCGGGATCTCTCCGGCGGCACAGTTGGCTCCGTCACCGTGGGCACTGCCGCAAGCCTGCCACTCGAAGTCACCCACTGTAGACTCATAGGTCAGGCACTCTTCATCGGCTGCCGCGTCCACTGCCTTCAGGTGGCTCTCCAGAATCTCATCCGCCGCCACGCTGCCGCCGTCACCCACATTGGCCCAGGCGCTGCCGTTGCAGTAGTTGACCGATGCCTCAGCAACCGCCACGCGGATGTGCCCGTTGGCTGCCGCATTACACGTTGGCAACGCTGCCTCATTCGCCACGCTGGCTTTGACATACCACCTCGGGGGCAATGGCTGTGCATCAGACTGCACAACGCCAGCCAAAAAAAGGGCCAGCCCAGCCCACATGATTCTCTTCCGGCTCATAGGATCTCCCGAATGCGAAGCGTAGATTTGAAGATGCTGTTGCTCACGTACTGAATATCCCCGATGTCCGCCAGCACCCCGTAGATCAACTCGTGGTGCAAATGGGTGCTGTCTGCTGGGTCAGCCGAATACACAATGTCCGAGCTGCTCCCGCGCTGCTGCTCGAGGTCGAACAGATTGGTAACCAGATCAGCCTTGCTGGCGCTGAACAGATCGAGGCTCCACTCCCGATACATGGCCCCGCCGCGGTGATACCACTGGCCATCCGACTCCAGAGCATCTGACCCCTGCCGCCATCGCAGCGCTGAGCCGTACTGAATCACACCAGACGGCTGCCAGGGATTCATCAGGACAACCCGAGCCGCCCTGATGTAACCGTCAGGATGGGTGCCGTCTGTCACGGTGAACCGATGCCACCTGAGCGTATGCCCGCCAGAGTCATAGTCGAAGGAATGCACCCGGCTCCAACTCTCAAGCCCCGAGTGTGGCCACCAGTCCACTGCCGTGGTGTCATAGGTGGGGGCACCCCAACTGTCAGTAGCATTAGCCTCATACTGAATCTGCGTGGCTGAGCGAGCATTGCCGTAGAACAGCCCCGCTACTTTGACCGCCTTGGCGCTGCCCAGATCCACCTTCACCCACATGGTGCTGAGCGCAGTGGTCTGCCAGATTTCCGCTGGCTGCATCGTACGAAGGTTGGTCACGGGCATGTTGGCTTCTGCGCTGCCCGCAGTGATCGTGGTGTCCTCATCCACCAGCGAGAAACCCAATACCGGATCAGCCACCCGTCACCCCCACAGTGTTAGTGTCTGGTGTACATCAGACTCATCAATGCCCACCAGTAGAAAGTTTTTGGCCGTCGCAATGCCGAATGCGCCCGATGCACTGAAGTCCAGCGCCACAATGTCATTCAGGTAGCGGGCGTAGTCGATCTTTAGACAGGGCACCTCGAACACGTACCGCAGTTCCCCGAGCAACTCCAGGTGACGCTCCAGCTGCGTGAGCATCCCATTCCAGCCCAACTCATTCGCCGCAATCCCCGAGATGGCACCGAACACCTCCCGCACCCGCGCCCCGGCGTAGTTGGTTTGCACTGTCGTGTCATCTATGGCAGCTATCTCATACTCATGCTGTGCCCGGTCGAAGTCTTCCGCATCCAGCGTGGCATCAATCTCGCCGTCGCGGTGGACGTACCAGAGCCTGTTGGTGCCCACCTCCACCCGCCATGTGGGAGTGCCCTGATAGAGCATCTGCATACTGCCCAGGTCTACGCCCGATTCGGTTAGCGTCTCATCGGCAGTCTCGTCCTCTGGGATAGGAACCTGCGCTGCCGTAATCTTGCCGCCCCGAGTGATCCACCACACAGAAGTAACCGGCGCCAACAGCGGATCTAGCATGGAGATCAGCTCAACCGGGTCATTGCCCAGCGCGATACCCGCAGTGATGCTGGCCCCGATGGCCGAGTTGAGCGCCGTGAAGTCTGCCGATACCAGCGCTCCCGCAGCATCGCTATAGTTCTCGAGCAGCCGCTCCGTCACTCTGGCCGGCGTCTTGTCTACCGGCGAGCTCGTATCATCCCCAATCAGATCCACCGTCACCACGGCATTGCCGTAGTCCATGCCCAACTTGATCCGCCCCGTTGAGATGTCCGTGATGTACTCATCCGAGAAGGTGGGATCGTTGGCAAATAGATCGGTTACATCACCCACCACCGAATCAAAGTCAATCGGCAGCCGGTTGACATACACCGTGTCAATGCTCGACACCGATGAATCATGTAGCTGATAGATCAGGTCTGCCGGGTCCACCAGGATGGCCAGCCTGTTCCGCACATCTCCAATGCTCACAGGCTTAGGCTTACCCCTGAGATACTCTTCACCCTCGAGGGTGTGAATCCATGTGGCGCCAGTAATAGTGCCGTCATTGCTGTTGGCATCATCGGCCACCGTGCTCGACACACCCTCATCAACCGGCCAGTATCCACCAAGCCCAGCCTCGGTGCCGGTGAGCAACTGAAACACGTTGTCGGCAATCTCTGCCTCTGTCCGCTCATCGCTCCACAGCCGCACCTGTGCAATGTCCACCTGTGCCCGGTTGGCAGCGCCACCCGCCTCGGCTCCCCAGGTGAATGGCTGGGTGATGTCCTGTGTGAGCGATCCGGTCGAATAGGAAGCGCTAACATCCACCCCATCCACGTACATCTTGGAGTTGGCCAGGGTCGAATTCCATACCACTGAGATGTGCTCCCATGCCGTACCAGACAGCACATGCGTGGATGTCAGCGAGTAGCGGCTGTCTCCACTGTCCGTGAAGTGGGCCGTCAGATTCCCGCTGGTGTCCATCTGGAGTATCCAGTTGTCCTTTTTGGCTACAATCCACTGAGCAGCATCACCGGAGTTGCCCTGCCGCTGGGCGATCACCTCGAACGTCCAGCCACCAGAGTCTCTGTCAAGCTCGTCTGCATCCGTCACAGACACCAGATCGTCAGAACCATCAAGGCGCAGAGCAGGCCCAAGCCCTTTGAATAGTTCAATCTGTATCGGCTTCCGTAGCCGCCAGTCTTTCTCCTGGCAATACAGGGACAGCACGTCCACGGTGGCCGATACCGAAGCCACCACGCCAGAGAACAGCACACCAAATGTCGAGAATGCTGCCGTCTCATCCTCCGAGTAGTACACCGTTACATTGCGCTCGGCATAGTCATAGGTGGCCAAGGCCGGTGCAGCCTTCCAGCCAAGGCTGGTGAATACCTGCCCACCATCGCCAATGGCAATCTCTATGGCCCCCGAGTTGTTGGCTGAGCCGCCAGAGAACGCTGGCCCGAAAACCGTCTCAGGCAAAGACAGCCCTCCAAAGCTCAGATCAGCAGTCATCTGAGTGGATCGGCTGTATGGTGCGAGCAACCGCGGCACAAACGTGGCATCAGCCGGCGTGTCAGCACCCTGACTCACGTATGGCCCGCCCGATCCGGTATTGCGGCAGGCATACACCGTCACGGCGCCTAGCACTGAGCCATCCCACGCATCCACCGCTACGGCCCACACACCCATTAGAAAAGCCTCGGCCTGTAAGTTCTCAGCACGTTGTCACTCGGCGGCATGATGATACTGCCCACGCGGGCAGCGCGGCGCCCAGCCTCAAGGTTCTTGCCCAGGTGGGCATCCCTCCGCAGCCCACTGATCTCATTGGCAATCCGCAGCAGATGAATATTGCCGTCCATTGACGCCCGCAGCAGGCCGGAATCGAACTTCACCGGCACAGCACCACCCACCAACGGAATAATGGCCTCTGGGCCAGCCTCACCCACGCGAATGACTTGCTGCTCAGTGACTACGCCACCGCCAGCAAACCCCTCGAGATCCTGTCCCGCAAAGATCCTCTCCAGAATGTCGGTGATGATATCCAGGATGACACCCAGCGATCCCGGCGAGAAGTCCGTGGCCATCTTGATGAGTTCCCGCGCCAGATCATCAAACTGAGCCATGGCCCTCTTGTCACCACCGATAGCCAGGTCACCCACGCGGATGAGTTCTGCCAGAGCTGCATCCATCTGCTCCCGTGGCGTACCGCCACCCAGCCCACCGAATCCCCCGGTGAGCTCCTCATAGAAGTCCTCCAACTCATCCAGAGCATCCTCGAGCGACTTGCCCATCTTGCCCAGGCCCTTACTCAGCCCACCCATGCCACCCTTGGCGCGGCGGATGGCCTTCTCAATGTCATCCCCTGAGATGATGTCTGGCAGGTTGGCCAGGACACTGGCAATGGCATCGAGAGAGCGGGCAATCGTCTCTGCCGTGGCGCCCGTGGCAATCGCCACACCCTCCATGCCGCTGATATAAGCCCTGTCCATGTTCAGTTTGGCCTCGACCACCTGACCCTGCGCCTCGAGAATCGCCAACTGTGCCTGGAGCTCGGCCTGTTTCAGAGTCAACTCGGCCTCAGTCAATGCAAGCTGGGCATTGAACTCCTCAGCCTCTCTGCGGATGCGATCCTCTACGCTTTCATTGACGCCCAGGATGCTGTTTCGCATGGCATTCAGAGAGTCACTCATCTGCTTGAAAGCCAGCGCTGGGTCAGCACCGATACGAGCAAACTCATCCGCCATCTCCATGGCGTGTTGTACTGTTTCATGCATCTCAAAGCCCAGATCGCCCAACTGGATGGCGAGGGCCTCCGCAGCAATGGCCGCATCCTCTGCCGCCTGCTGCTCGGCTTCTCTGGCAGCTGCCTCACGCTTGCGGCGCTTGCTGCCGTCGCCGCCGCCACCGAATAGGCTTCCAATGATGCCGCCAAGTTGAGCGCCGAGTTGAGCATTTCCGAAGTAAGCACCAATGGCAGCGCCGGCACCAACAAACGCTAACTCCAGCAGGCTCGCCGCAGCATCGCCCCCTCGGGCAATCTCGGCAAACGCATTGAGCATCTCATTCTTGAGTATGCTGGCCGTTTCCTCCCACTTCTCCCCGTACTCATCAGTCAGGTCCGTCAAAACAGCCTGCTCGTCGGCCAACTCGGTCACGCCCTCAATGAACGGGTCAATCACGCCTGGGTCGAAAGCCTCACCGATCTCATCAGCCAGTTGCTGCATCTCAAGGGCAGTCACCTGGTCGCCCAGATGAACAACCCTCTCTTCCAATGTTCTGCCGCTGTCATCCAGCGCGGCAAGCTCTGCCGCCCAATTTGCCGTAGCCGCTGCCGCTCCTATCGCTTTCGCCTCGGCAGTCAGCGCTGCATCGGTAGCCGCATCCATGGCAGCAATCCAGGCATCCGCCTCCATCTGCGCCAGCAGCTTGTCAATGCGGACCAGCATCTCCTCAGCCTCTCTCAACTCGGCTGTCGGAACCTCGCCAATCTCACCCTTGATGCGCCACCGCTTAGTGCCACCAGCAGCAATCCTGGCCTCTGCAACTTCCTTCATCCCGCGCAGCACCTCTTCGGGCAGCCCGGCCAGAGAGTCAAACCCCGCAGCAGCATTGAGTTGGGCCAGCGATCCCAGCAACCCGCCCATCACTTCAACCGCGCTAGCAACGGCACTACCCAGATCCCTGAAGAACTGAATGACCGCCGGGTCCGTGGCCATCTTGTTGAACTCAGTGGCCAGCGTAGTGACAACCGGGATCAACTCTTTGCCAAGCTCCATCCGCAGGTTCTTCCACTGCGCCTCGAGCCGCCGCTGCTGATTCGTCAGGCTGCCACCAGTGCGCGCCAGATCGCCCTGTGCCGCCTCAGTCTGGCGCAGCAGGGCAATGTACCGAGCCTCAACCTTCTGCTGCTGAGTCAACTGTGAGCCGCGCTCAGCAATACCTGCGGCATAGGCATCTTCTTTGATGGTGTTCTCATGCAACAGAATGCCGAGCTGCTGCAACGGCTCAGTCTGCCCCGTGATGCCTGAGCGAATCTTCTCAAAGGCCTCATCCGGCGACAGGTTGAAGAACGACGCCATATCAAATGCCAACTGCGTCATGCCCGTTGACATCTCAAAGGCCGCATCAGCACCCAGCCCCATCGACTTGAGCATCTCGTTTAAGACACTCAGGTACTTGCGGACATCCACCGCAAACAGCCCCAGCGCTGCTGAGGTTTCCTCAGAGAACTTGCGCGCTGCCCCTTCCATGTTGCCCATGGACACCATGAACAGGTTTTCCGACTCCTCTGCATCAGCAGCAAGCTTCAGCGAACTGAAAGCCAGCGCCCCCAACGCAGCAGCAGCGGCAGCCCCGGCAGCCACAGCAGCCTTGCTCAGCAGGGCCAGGCTGCTCTTGAGCTTGTCCATGCTCCGCTCGGCCCTCTTGGACTTGTCCTCCAGGGTGTCCAGATCACGGCCAAGGGCCTTGACTGAGCCGTTGTCATCAATCTCAATCTCAATGGCAAACTTTCTAGCCATCAGTCACCACCCAGCGAGTCATACTTGAAAGCAATGTACTCTTCATCCAGCGCACCCCACAGGCGAAAGTAGATTTCGATTGCATCCGACTCGGCCCCGGCCATCCGCAGCATCTCAAGGCGCGGATGGAACAGCCGATCACGCCTGTCATCCACACCATTCGATAGACCAGTGAGAACCATGCAGGGAAGCCCAAGCACTGCCCAGGTCTCGAGCGCCGACTGAGCTTCGGGATCGACCAGCACCACGGTGATCTCGCCCTCCTCATGGCTCGACAACTCCTGCTCGATCTCTGCGGCTGCCTCACTGTCAATCAATCCCCTGTCGCTAAACTGCTTGACACTTCGGATAGTGGCCTTGCGCTGGCTTATGGCCCTCTGCATCAGGGGTGATAACCCCAACTGTTTGCGGAGAGCCTCCCTCAGTTTTTTGCTTGATCCTCAATCCAGTCATCTCGAAACCGATCCTGCTGCACCGCCTCCCACTGCAACCACTCCGTGAGTGCATTGCCGATGGAATCCTTGTCACTCAGAATCAGGCTGTCGCTGACAGCAGACTCAATCTCCAGGCTCACGCCCAGCGGGGCCGTATCACTCAGCAACTCCACACCCTCGTCTGCTGTGTACTCGACACCCTCGACCACGCTGCCCCGCCAGTTGCGAATCAGGCACTCGGCAATGCCGCGCTTACGGCGATCACCCGTCAGAGCCTCGGAGATAGCATCCGCCACATCCACGCTGGACAACACCCGCTCAGCCAGCTTCTCGTTGCCGGCGCGAGTCGCTGCCTGCGCTCGGCCCATGGCGTTAGACATCTCCTTGAAGTACGGATTCTCGCGCTGCTCCTGTCGCGCCCAGACCACAAACTCATCACAGCCAATGCGGGCAATCTCAAACTCCAACTCCCGCACAAAGGGACACTTCACCCAGCGCGACTCATTGATAGAAAACTGCGGCAGTACCGCTGATAGCTTCATGCCTTCCTCCTTAGAAAGTACGAGGCGCCGCCCGGCCACACCACACAGCCAGGCCAACGCTTAGCCATACATGGCAGGATTCGGAGCCGCTCGCATGAGGGCGGGTTGGCCTCCCCAAGCAACCGCACGACGCCTCGCACAGATCACTACTACGCAGTCGCGCCAGTTGCAGCGCCGTCAATCGGGAATGACACCGTGTACCGCAGCGGATCGCCTTGCCCAGCATCAGCCGGAACAGACGCCACAATGCAGCTACCCGTCCACTCCATGTTGCCAACGCCCTTGGCGGCGCTGTCGCCACGGACCAGGAATGCCACCTTGGTGCCCAGCGCCCCATCCAGATACTCCAGGAACGTCTGGCTGGTGTCATCCGCCACCGTCAGAGTCAGCGGGCCATGATTCTGCATCCCCACATCCCGCTTGACTGTCGTGCTGTTGCCCGGGCGGCTATCATGCACTTCCGCCTCTTTGGCCAACTCCCACTTCTCGACCAGCCCCGAACGATCCGTGCCGGTGGGAAGCTCACAGTAAATACCTGTGCGTACATCCATACCGTTCTCCCTCTGGGCCTATCGAATGCCCAATGAAACTGAAATGGCGTGGCTGGGCGTACTGGCCGAAGTCCAGGTGGCCCGCCACCATGTGTCGCTGATACCGCCGCTCGGTGTCAGCTTCATGAACTGATAGGTGGGCGTTGAATCGACCACCTGGGTAAACGTAAATCGCGTAGTCTCTGCACCGCTCCAGGTGTCCCCGGCATCACTCTCGATCACCACGTCAATGGTGCCCGTGCTAGCCGTACAGTGGAGCACCGCGTAGACCGACTGACCATCCGCCACAGCTGCCGGCATCTGCACACCCGCGCCATCCGCCGTGCTGGTCTTGGTGCCAATGGCCAGAATCTTGCCTGCCACCAGCAGAGCCGAGTCACCGGCCAGGCTCATGTTGAACTCATTGAGCTCACCCTGCGCCGCCACCACTGAGCCGCCGCCATGGATGGCATCGGCAAACCGTGTCTGGCCACCCACCACGCCAGGGTTGCTCTCGACATGCAACGAGAATGGCCGCTGGCCACCGATGCCGCTGTCCAGAATGATGTTGTTCATGGCGTTGCTGGTGCCATCAATGACACCGGCCAGACTGCCGTTGAAGTCAAACAGGCCAGGATCGCGCTTGATCGTCGTCTGATTGAATACCTTGGAGTCCTTGATCTCCACTTCTTGGCTGCCGACGAACTTGTTAGCCTCGCCGCTCACATCGTACTCACCCCAGAACGCCTGCACATCCGTGTAAACCAGCATCACTTACCTCCCGCCCTGGCGGCTCTCTTCTTCTTGGCAGGCTTGTCCAGATACCCGGCAGCCCGCAGGCTTTCCACCTTGTCAGGGTCAACGCCCGGGCCTTTCAGCAGCCGGCCAGTGGCCGACTCACGCACATCGCCGCTGCGCTCCAGCACCACACCACTGCCCAGCACATGAAAGACCGTGCCGGCCTTGTAGTCGCCCCAATCCTTTTCTAACTTGATCTTTTCCATGGCTCCCTCAAGTCACATCGTGCGGCGTGTACTCATTCACAATCAG